ACAGGATGGACAAGCACCGATGATCGTTATGGCACCGGACAAGCCAAAGTCGTGGTTGCAGTAGGTCCAGATCCAGTTTATGGTTCCAGCATACACTATTTTGCAGATAAACAACCTGTTGCAATCAGAGAGGTTGATGGAGATCAAGTAATCAGTGACGCATTTAGCACTGCAACAACTTTCACAAATATTAAAACAGCAGGTGCTTCTGGGTATGCTTCTGTAGATCAAGTAGATAATCCTGCGGATTGGCATTATATATCGTATGTAGATAGAAACGAGGCTTGGTTATATAATAGTCAAGCAGATATCGATGATGATCGTTTGACTCGTACTGTTGATGTAGATGATTGTCTAAGTTTAGATTTAGGGCAAAAACTCACCGTAACACCTACTGGTGCAACTGCGTTTATTATGAAGATAGACGTGGATACTACTGGTGCAATTGCAGCGACAGCAGCAACTACTGCTGAATATCAAATTGTTACAAGAGGCACAACTGACTTCACTGCTATTGGAGCACCAGATAATAATCCGGGCACTATCTTTACTGCCACCGGAGCGGGTACAGGAACAGGTACATTAGTAGCAACAAGTGGCACAGCAGGCACACTGGCAATTTGTGGTAGAAGTTCGGCGCAGGTAGATTACTTGGGATTATTTACTACAGACGGTGGTGGTGCTGGTACAATCACATCAAATGGTACCGATGCAGGTGTCGCTAAAGATTACTGGACCTCGATCAATGCCCTTAGTTACACTGATTTGGGTATGGATGCTGACGAAGATTTATCAGGTTCAACTGCTCCGACTTATACTGGTTTGGCGTTATACGGTAATCCAAATCCAAGAGCAGCATGGACATTTATGATTAAGCATTTGGATAATCCAACCGAAGACGATGACGGTGACCGAGCACCAGTTAAGAAAAATTCCAGAACAAATTGGAATATATTCTGGCGTGAGAAGTTACAGTAATGCCTTCTATCCATTTCAATTACGGCAATTGGTGGAATTGGGCTGACTATCCCGATCAAAAGGTAGTATTTGATGGGCCTACGAAAACCATATTCGTAAGTGAAGGTGTTACAGAACTTGATGTAAAGGTTGATATCTATTCTGCATGGAAAGAGTGGAGTATCTATTCTCCAGAACAAGGCACGGCATCGACGTGGCCAAAGGCTATTACAGCAATTGGTGGTGATCCGATTACTGACGATCGTAATGTTGGTACAACATACTTCCTTGAGAATGGATGGAGAATACAGCCGTTTGCTAGCAAAGATCCATATGTGTTAACAGTAGAAGGAAATATTTACACACGAGAAACCGGACAAAATCCATTCCTTTTTGCCGAAGGTGTATCCACTTCACTCGTAAGATCTAACATTGTAGATTTGATTAGAGTTGAAGCACTTGGTGTAAATATTACAAATACAGATATTGCTGCGATTGCTGGTAGCGTTTGGGATGAGGCGCTTGTTGATCATGTTGCAGCTGGAACTACAGGTAATAAGCTTGGTAAGATCGCAACTAAGATTCAAGATATAGCTTTAAGATAAAATAGATATAAATAGATCATGGAGAATAATATGACAAATGTAACAGATTTTATTCAATCAGCAGTAACTGACAAACCAGTTGCAGCTCAGAAAGCTTTTGCAGCAGCTATGGACGATAGAATTCAAGATGCCTTGACAGCTAAATATGATGAGGTATCTCAACAGGTTTTCAATGCTACTTATGATGAGCAAGAAGTAGAAGTTGACGAACCAACAGATTTAGAAACAGAAATGGAAGATAACGATGTCTGATATACTTAACAACTTACTTGAAAAATTCAAGAAGGTCGATGGAGGACCTCTTGATCCTCAGCGTTCTGGTGCTGATGGCCATGAAGACGATTTTATTGGAAAGCATATCGATAATATCGAAGTAACTGACGGGCCTGGTATTGAAAAAGAAAAAGGGCATCCGGCTAATGCTGGCGAAAAGTCAAAGACAGCTAAGCGCGCTCCTCATAAAGGATATGATAAGCCAGAAGACGAAGAAGTATATGAATCAGCGGATGAAGGATATGATATCGAAGATTACTATGATATCGATGAAGAAGAAGATATTGATGTCGATATGGATCTTATAAAAGAAGATGCAGTATTCTTTATGCAAATCATTGACGAAGCAGTCGCTGAATATATCGAAGAAGAAGCTGACGAAGAAGAAAAAGAAATGTTAGAAGAAATGATGTCAACTGATGAAGGCATCATGGAATTATTGGACGCTTTGTTTGAAGAAGAGAAAGATTGTGATTGCTGTGGTAAACCAATGTCTAAATGCGATTGTGATGATGATGATGACGACGATGATGACGATGCCGTCATCGACGCTAAGCCTAAGCTGAAAGGTCAAAAAGGTGGAAAACAAGATGCAGCTGAAGGTTACGGTAAGAAGAAAGTAAAAGAAGACATCGAACGAAAGTCAGATGTCAAAATGATTAAAACAAAAACACCTGAAGGTAAAGTTGTTTGGAAAAAGCAACGCGGTGAAACTGAAGTAAGTAAAGCGACTGACTAATGGTTGCTAGTTATTGGCCAGATGATTTTAGTATTAATATTGCTCGAGGTATTGTAAAAGGTACTTCGAGCAATCATAAGTTTGGAGCTGTACCTCAGATGAGTAACTCCAATACTGGTACTATTTGGGATATAAATGATACAGTTTATCCGTGGTCTGCATTTGACGTTGCAAATACTGCAGTTATTCCTGCAGTTGATGTAGGTGATAATGGAAAAACTGTTACAGTGCAAGGTTTAGATCAAAATTATAATTTTGCTGAAGAAACTTTTGTAGTGTCATCAGCTGGATCTACTACAGGTTCAGTTGAATTTAAAAGAATTAATAGAGCATTCATAAGTGCTGGTACAGATAATACAGCGAATGTAAATATAACATATAATGGAACAACTGTTGCAAGAATAGGTGCAGATAATGGTCAAACACTTATGAGTGTATATACTGTACCAGCCAATACAGATGTATTTTTAATGAAGTTTGTTGCATCAGCTAGTGCTGATGCTTCTTTATTTTTTAGACGTAGAAACTTTAATGAAAATGCATTTAGAATTGCACACACTGGTGAATTAGTAAATTTCTATGAGTATGAATTTGAAGTGCCATTAAAATTTGCAGAAAAAACAGATATCGATGTACGAGCGATAACAGGTACAAATAATGCTAGAATTACATGTTGTTTTGACATGGTACTCATAGAGCAAGGACTAGGATCATGATTTTAAAACTAAAGAGCGCAGAAATTAATTTGGCGACAGCAAACGATGTAAGTACTGCTACAATTGTTCGATGCTATAATTCAGATTCTGCTGACCACGTAATTACAAACAGTAATGGTTTTACTGTCACGCTGCCAGGCGGTGCTATTGCTTTTATAGACAAGCTACCGACTGAAACTCTGATAGCCGATGCAAATGTACTAGCTGTTTCAGTTAGCTACAACATCTCGTAAGGAAAGGATATGAAGCTAATAACAGAAATAACCGAAGGCCTTCAAGTAATTACCGAAGAAAATAATGGTAAGAAAACAATGTTTATCGAAGGCATTTTTCTTCAAGGTAATATTGTTAATAGAAACGGCCGGCGCTATCCTACTGAGACACTACAAAAAGAAGTAGGCCGATATATGGCTGAGTCAGTGCAAAAAGGTCGAGCATACGGAGAACTTGGTCATCCTGATGGTCCGGGTATTAATCTAGATCGAGTCTCACATATTATTACCGATCTTCGTCAAGAAGGCGATAACTTTATCGGTAAAGCAAAAATTTCTTCTACACCTATGGGTCAAATCGTCGAGGGTCTTCTCTCAGATGGAGCTCAGCTTGGTGTATCATCACGCGGAATGGGTTCTATCAAAGAAGGTAAAGACGGCGTTGCAGAAGTTCAAGAAGATTTTTACTTGGCAACTGCAGCTGACATCGTTGCTGATCCATCGGCACCAGATGCATTTGTAAATGGCATCATGGAAGGTGTGGAATGGGTGTGGAATCAAGACAAGTTAGTGGCTATGCAAGTAGAAGAAATGGAACGTCAGGTTGAAAAAGCTGCACGTAACAAGAAACTAAATGAACAGAAAAAGCTACAAATGTTCGAACGTTTCATCAATGAGATTTCAAAAGTCTAAATTGTATAAATAGTAATTACTAGATTAAAATACCTAGGGAGATATATCTAATGTCTGAAGAAATGAATTACGAAGTAGAAGAGACAGTAGATGTTGTTGAGCAAGAGGAATCTCTTGAAGAAGCATCTGCTGGTCAAGCTACTCTCAAAGTTTCTGCCACTAAGACTCAAATGCTTGGCGATTTGATGTCTAAAGTAGCTGGCATGACAAAGCAGGATCTTTCTGCTTTTCTTGACAAAACTCTAGCCCAAGTTGGTAAGGAAGCTGATTCCGTACCTGATACTTCTGGCAAGAATGCGTCATCAGTTTCAAACAGCGGCGCTGGCACTCCTTCGCCTCGTGTTGCTGTGCCTGCCAAGGCAATGAAAGAAGATCTTGAAGACCTCTTCGGTGATCAAGAAGATCTTTCAGAAGATTTCCGTACTCGCGCTACTACTATCTTTGAAGCTGCCGTTAATAATCGAGTTCAACTCGAAATGGTTCGCATTGAAGAAGAGAATGAAGCCAAGTTGGAAGAACAAGTTACTGAGTCTATTGAAGAGCTTCATGGCCAAGTAGAAAAGTATATGGATTATGTTGTTGAAAAGTGGATGGAAGAAAATGCCGTCGCCATCGAAAACAATTTCCGAGTACAAGCTACTGAGTCGTTCATCGATGGACTTAAGACTCTTTTCGCCGAGAATTACGTTGAAGTTCCCGAAGAAAAGATTGATCTCGTTGCTGAACTCGAAGAGCGACTCGACGAGCTCGAAGAATCCTTAGAAGTTGCTGAAGCAAAAAATGTTGAGCTCACTAAGGTAATTAGCGAAGCTTCTGCAAAAGCCGCCTTCGAAGATGTAACTGAAGGTTTGGTCGATACGCAGGTTGAAAAACTTCGTGCACTGGCCGAAGGAGTAGAATATTCTACTACTGAGGAATATGCAGAAAAACTCAAGATCATTAAGGAACAGTATTTCACTGAGTCTAAAAAAGAAAACGAAGGATCTACTGGTCTAATTAATGAAGAAGTTTCTGTGGGTTCTAATGACGATGTCGAAGATGAGGCTGCTATCCATCCGGATATGCGCCCTTATATGGAAAGCATCGCACGGACCATTAGAAAATAACTTTTTTATAAATAAACCAAGTAAATCCCAAATTCAACAGGAGTTAAACTACAATGAATTTAAATGAACAAATTCAAACTAAGTGGGCACCAGTGATCTCACATCCTGATCTTCCGGAAATCGCTGATCCTCACCGTCGTCAAGTTACCGCTATGGTACTTGAAAACACTGAGCGTGCGCTTCGTGAATCAGCTAGTCAAGGTATGTCTCAATCTTTGACCGAAACACCTACCATGAACACTTTTGGTGGCATGGGTTCAGGCCAAACAGCTGTTAATGCTATTCAAGGTTTTGATCCTATCCTTATCAGCCTCGTTCGTCGCACACTGCCTAACTTGATGGCATACGACGTTTGTGGTGTACAGCCTATGACTGGTCCTACTGGTCTCATCTTCGCAATGCGATCTATGTACGCTGCTCCCGATCCTACTGATCAGACTGGTTGGACAGAAGCTATGTACGACGAAGCCGATACAAACTTCTCTGGTGCCGATGCTCCTGCAGCTGGTGCAAACTCAGAAGGTGCACCCGGTTTCCCAATTACAACTGCTGATGCAGAAGCTTTGGGTACAGATGCTGATGCAAACACAACATTCGGTCAGATGGGTTTCTCAATTGATAAAGTAACGGTAACCGCTGGAAGCCGTGCTTTGAAAGCTGAGTACTCATTGGAACTCGCTCAAGACTTGAAAGCAGTTCATGGTCTTGACGCTGAGTCAGAACTTAGCAACATCCTTGCTGCTGAGATCCTCGCTGAAATCAACCGAGAAGTTATCCGTACTGTAAACAACTCAGCTGTTGTTGGTTCACAAGGTACAGTAACTACTAACGGAACTTTTGACCTCGACGTTGACGCTTCTGGTCGTTGGTCAGTTGAAAAGTTCAAGGGCCTCATGTTCCACATTGAGCGTGAAGCTAACAAAGTTGCTAAAGACACTCGTCGTGGTAAGGCAAACATCATCATCTGTTCTTCTGACGTAGCGTCAGCTCTTCAGATGGCTGGTGTCCTTGACTACACACCTGCTCTTAATAGCAACAGCCTCGCAATCGACGATACAGGTAACACATTCGCTGGTGTATTGAATGGTCGTTATCGCGTATACATCGATCCTTATGCAACTACTAACTACATGAACATCGGCTATAAGGGTTCTGGCGCATTCGACGCTGGTATCTTCTACTGCCCATATGTTCCTCTGCAAATGGTTCGTGCAGTTGATCAGAACACATTCCAGCCTCTGATCGGCTTCAAGACTCGATACGGTATGGTTGCTAACCCCTTCGCTACTTCAGTACAGGGTACTCCTGCTGTTGACCGAACTGGTGCACTCAACGCACAGTCTAACGCTTACTATCGTAAGTCTACTGTTGCTAACCTGCTATAATAAAAAAACCACCGCAGGGTTTGAGGGAGCTTCGGCTCCCTCTTTTTTTGCCTGTGTACAATGTATAAATAACTCTGTATAATCTATTCATGGACATGATCTTGTATGGCTGAATTTAACAAGAATATGCTATCGCCACTTGGCTTTAGTTTCCACATTAAAAAATTACCAGAGTTTAATCACTTCTGTCAATCTGTTACATTGCCTGGTAGTACACTCGGTTATACTGAACGTGCTACACCATTTAAAACGATTCCTGTTTATGGTGATCATCTTACGTTTGGTGAATTGTCTGCTGAATTTAAAGTAAATGAAGATATGGGCAACTATATTGAAATATATAATTGGCTGAAAGGAGTTGGTTTTCCTGATGAATTCCAACAATATAAAACATTAGCGAATAATAAGCCGGAATCTGGTGAAGGTATTGAATCTGATGCATATATTATGGTTCTTTCTAGTAATATGCAACCTATCGTTAGAATTGATATTGAAGATATGTTTCCGGTTAGTTTATCAGATCTAAGGTGGGATTCGCGGGATTCTGCTGTTGAATATATTGAAGCCACCGTTCAATTTAAGTTCTTAAAATATTCATTTACAAGTGTATAAAAGTGTGGTAGAATAACACTTTAAAGTCCATAAAAGTGCATTATGACATTAGATGAAATATTCGATTTGTGGAGTGATGATGCCTCCATTGATCAAACTGAACTTGGTAATGCGGCACTTGAACTCGCCAAACTTCACCAAAAATATTATAAAATCCTGAGTCAGGAGAGACTCTTACATAAAAAGCTTGAGATGGAACTTAAGCAATTAAAACTTGAAAAACAGGAGTTTTATGGAGATGGACCTACTCAAGAACAAATTGACAAAGGTTGGCAGCTTCCTGCAAAAGGAAGAATCCTCAAAGCTGATGTTGGAAATTATGTTGATAGTGATTCTGATGTCATTAACCATACCCTTAAACTAGCCTATCAGGCCGAGAAAGTAAATCTACTTACTGATATAATTAAAACAATCTCCAATCGTGGCTTTCATATTAAGTCTGCTATTGATTGGGAGAGATTCAAGGTCGGTGCGTGATAAGAGTACGTAAAGTAAACGAAGTCTTTAATCAGTTTTTGATTGACGATATGGGAGTTGCACAAGAGCTCTCAGACTACTTTACGTTTAAAGTGCCTGGTTATCAATTTATGCCTGCTTATAGACATAAAGTTTGGGATGGTAACATTCGTCTCTATAATACCAAAGCTCAAACAATGTACTCTGGCCTAAATAACTACGTCGAGATTTTCGCGAAGGAGCGAGGCTATGACGTCACATATGAATACGATAATTCAGCTAATCAATTCTCTGTCGTCGAGGCTAAACAATTCCTCGCTGACCAAAAGTTTACGCTTGAACCTCGAGACTATCAGATCGAAGCTTTCGTGGATGCTATACGTTATAATCGTGGTCTATTCATTTCTCCCACTGCCTCTGGCAAATCGTTTATTATATACATGATCATGCGTTGGCATCTTAAGCCAACACTTATCATCGTACCTACCACAACACTCGTTCATCAAATGTATTCTGACTTCGAATCATACGGTTTTAACTCTAAAAAATATTGTCATAAGGTGATGGCAGGTAAAGATAAGAATACCGATAAACCAATTGTTATTACTACATGGCAATCCATTTATAAATTACGAAAGGATTTCTTTTCTAAATTTGATGTGGTAGTAGGAGACGAAGCTCACCTCTTTAAAGCTAAGTCATTGACTTCGATCATGACAAAAATGGAAAATACTAAATACAGATATGGATTCACTGGTACACTTGATGGTACACAAACACATAAGCTAGTACTTGAAGGTTTATTTGGTCCAGCTCAAAAGGTAACAACTACTAAAGAGTTGATGGATCAAAAACACTTGGCAGATTTTAAGATTAAGATTCTTGCACTTAAGTATCGCGATGAGATACGAAAGACAGTAGCCAAGATGAAATACCAAGATGAGATGGACTTTCTTGTATCATATGAACCACGTAATAAGTTTATAAAAAATCTTGCTTTATCATTGGAAGGTAATACACTTCTACTGTTTCAATATGTTGAAAAACATGGTAGAATATTACAAGAAATGATTGAAAGCGAGGCTAAAGATAGAAAGGTATTTTTCATCCACGGAGGTGTGAAAGGTGAAGAACGAGATGAAATCAGAGGTATCGTCGAGAACGAAACCGATGCAATCATTGTTGCTAGTTATGGTACTTTCTCTACCGGTGTTAACATTAGAAATTTACATTCTATCATATTTGCATCACCCTCCAAATCCAAGATTCGAAATCTTCAGTCTATAGGTAGAGGTCTTCGTAAGTCTGATACCAAAGACTCAGCTGTATTATATGATGTAGCAGATGATCTATCATGGAAGAGCACATCTAATTTTACACTCAAACATCTTATGGAACGTGTTAAAGTATATGACGAAGAGAAGTTTGACTACAAACTCTATAGTATAGGAATAACGTAGTGCATGTAATTATACGACTAAAATCTGGTGAGACTGTAGTAGGTTCTCTTGCCGTCACGGAAGAGAATAGTATTGACGTTAAAGATGCATTACTTGTACACTTCACATTTGATCATGATTATCCTGCCATGTATTTTTCAAAGTATTGTCTGTTTAATATTTCTTTTGATGTAACATTTCAAAAGTCGGATATCGCAAATATATTTAACGATCCTTTGCCTTCTATGATAGAATTTTATAAAGAGCAATTAGATAATTTAAAACAAAACTACGAGATTCGTAAGAGATCTCCTTTTAAGAAAAAAGATAGAGTCGACCACGAACAAATTTTTAAAGCCATGTTCGAAAAAATGAACGATGATCCGGAGGTACACTGATGGCAAACTATATTAACAACAAAGAGTTTTATGCACTCTTGCAAGATTTTAAAGCAAAGTGCAAGGAAGCGGAACTCAATAATAAGCCAACGCCGCGTGTCCCTGAAGATATCGGTAAATGTTTTATGATGATCGCTACTAAGCTTTCAACTAAAGCCAATTTTTCTGGTTACACATATAAAGATGAAATGATATGTGATGCTTTAGAAAACTGCGTGGTGGCTGTGCATAGTTTTGATCCGGATAAGTCTAAGAATCCATTTGCTTACTTCACACAGATCATTTGGTATGCATTTCTACGTCGTATTGAAAAAGAGAAGAAGCAGACATACGTCAAATATAAGTCGCTCGAACAATTGGTAGTAGATGCAGATTTAATGGAAGATGATAACTATAAGAACTTCGATATCACGAATGAGAAAATGAAACCTATTATCGATAAGTTCGAACAGAAAAAAACCAAAAAGAAAGTAGCCTCCAAAAAGGGAGTAGAAAAATTTACAGATGAAAATTAGAATTGCAGCATCGCCTTCTAAGCCTGTTGCTTCATATAGAATAAGAACAAAATTAATATTTGAAGATCTACCGCAAATACATGATATAGATTGGTATCCACCAAACAAAGATATTGATAACGCAATTGTATTCATCGATAAAGACAAGCAACGAGATCTTTGGCCGACAGAGTGGCCAGATTCTACAATTGTAGTATGGGATATGTGTGATTGGTATTTTGATCGATCACCAGATCTTGTAGATTTTCTTTTAAATCGTGTTGATTATGTAACCGTTGCTACAGAATATTTGAGTGAAAAATTATTAAAAACGTATGGAGTACAATCTACTGTAATCAAAGATCGATATCAAATAGAACCTATTTCTTGTTCTTGGCCTGCTAATAATGATTGTATAGAAGTTTTATGGTATGGCAACTCTAATAATATAGATGAAGATGTTTTTATAGAAAGAATATGGGAACCTTTTAAAGATTTTGAATTGCCTGTAAATTTTAAAATACTGACGAGTAGTGATTTTAAATTAAAAGAATGCTATCATGATGAAAAAAATACATTAGAATTAATAACATGGCAACTTGAAAATTGGCAATCATATGTAAAAAACTCTGATTTTGTTTTTATACCAAAACTAAGCGATGATGATTTTAATTTATCGAAAGGACATATTAGAGTGATTGACTCCATTATGGCACATTCATTTGTTATAGCAGATGAGATTCCGGCCTATCAAAATTATGCAAACTATGGTAGAATAATACCACACGCAAATTTTGTCGCCGAAACAAGAAGAGCCTTAAATTCGAAATCAGAATCTATACAGAGAATACAAAACGGTCAAGCTTATATTGTTGACAAATATGATCGAGCAACATTAATCAAAAAGTGGGAACAAACGTTATTAAGTTATGAAAATCGCCCTAATCACTGATCAACATTTTGGAGTTAGAAATGATTCTATCCAATTTCATGAATACTATAAAAAGTTTTACGAAGAGTTCTTCTTTCCGACACTAGAAAAACAAGGCGTTAAAACTATTATCGAGCTTGGCGATATTTTTGATCGCCGCAAGTTCGTTAACTATGATACTCTTTATCGTTGTCGTGATTATTTCTTCGATCCTATCATAAAGAATAATTTAGAATTACATTGTATCATTGGTAATCATGACGTTTATTTTAAAAATACCAATAGAGTCAATGCACCTACACTATTAATAGATGAAGAAAATATTCACATATATGATGAGCCTACTATCTTTCACGCAGATGGTCTCAATATTTTATTCATGCCTTGGATCAACAATTCAAACTATGAAGAAGCAATGCACTATGTCGAAAATAGTGGGTGTAGTGTATGTATGGGCCATCTTGAACTGAAAGGCTTCGAGATGTATAAAGGTGCAGTGATTGATGCAGGTCTGCCTCATGGTACTTTTAAAAACTTTGATATGGTGATGTCAGGACACTTTCATCATAAGTCATCACGCGATAATGTGCACTATCTTGGTGCGCCATATGAGATGACATGGTCCGATTATAACGACGATCGAGGTTTCCATATCTTTGACACCGATACAAAAGAGTTGACATATTTCAAAAATCCGTATACAATGTTTAATAAGATATACTACGATGACTTGGAAGGTGATAGCATTTTAGATAAATCATTTGATCATCTTACCGATACGTACGTTAAACTTGTTGTTAAGAATAAAGATAATCCATATTTGTTTGATCTATTCGTCGACAAAGTTAACACATCAAATCCTGCACATCTGCAGGTTGTAGAAGATAACTTTCATCTCGATCTCGAAGGTGATGATACGATTATAGATGAAGCAGAAGATACGATTACAATCATTAATAAGTATATCGATAATCTTCAATTGAATGATGCAAAACCTATGAATGATTTATTTTATGATTTATATCATGAAGCTTTGAGTACTGAATGACAATTATAGCAACAGACAGATCATGCGGCGGTTGTGTTGGATGCTGTGATGGAACACTATCCTTTGATGAATTAACACAATCAGGTCAAAGACTAGTAGTGGGTGATGACCGAAGCTGCTTTTATATGGCAAAAGACGAGGGTTGTGCTGGCTATGAAGATAGACCACAAAACTGTAAAGATTTTTTATGTGAATGGATGACAGACTGGGGATTGCCAGAATTTGTAAAACCGTCGCGATCCGGTTTTATTGTTATTAATAAGCTAGGCGATCCTAATCAAGAATGCTATGTACTTATACAAACATCTTCGTATAATATAGACCAAACAGCCCTGATATGGGTTCTTGGGTGGGCAAACGAAACAAAAAAAGATTTGATGATATCTACTAGAGCGACAGGTAGAATATTCTTCAAAAATACTTGAGGTAGTATGTTATATTTTAAGAAAGTCCGCTGGCAGAATTTTCTTTCTACTGGCAATCAATTTACTGAGATTCTTCTCAATAAATCACAATCAACTTTAATAGTCGGTGAGAATGGTGCTGGAAAATCAACGATGTTGGATGCAATCTCATTTGCATTATATGGTAAACCGTATCGTAATATCAATAAGCCTCAGTTAGTCAATAGTATTACTAATAAAGGTGCACTCGTAGAGATTGAATTTTCAGTCAAAGGTAAAGATTATTTAGTTCGTCGTGGTATCAAACCAGCCAGATTTGAGATTATATGTGATGGTGTTCTCCTCGATCAAAATGCAAGTGTAAGAGAATATCAAGAATATCTCGAGAAAAATATTCTTAAACTCAATCATAAATCTTTTACACAGATTGTAGTTATTGGTTCTGCTAACTTTGTCCCATTCATGCAGATGAAAGTATGGGAACGTCGATCCATCATCGAAGATTTACTTGATATTGAAATCTTTACGAAGATGTATAATGTACTCAAAGAAAGAATCTCGGCCAATAAAGACGAAGTCATCTCAGCCAAATATAAGATCGATCTACTCGATGAAAAGATTACATTAACACGAAAACATCTCAATGAAATTGCATCGATGAAAAAGTCAGATCGCGATGCCAAACTTAAACAGATTGCAGAACTCGAGAAAAAATTAATTCAATCCCGCGGTCAACATGAATTGTTTACTAGTCAAATTAAAGAAATGCAAGACAGTATTTCTGACTCAAAGAAGACTCACGATAAAAAGCAACAACTAGCTCATCTTAAATTTCAATTAGAACATAAAGTAAAATCTATACAAGATGAAATTACTTTCTTTGAAAACCATGACGATTGTCCAACATGTACACAAACAATCGGCGATCTTATTAAGCAGCGCGCTATAGATGATAAGACCACAAAACAAAAAGAAATTGAACAAGCTGTGACTGATATGTCTTCTCACTTTAACGAAGTCGAAGAACGATTGGCATATGTTGATAAAGTACAGCACGCGATCTCAGCTGCCAATCAAGAGTTAATGAATATTAATAGTGAGATCATGACAACCACTAACTCTATTGAGGCAGTCAAATCGAGTATAGGTGATAAGATAATCGAAGAACCAAAAGATGATCTCGATTCTCTCAATAAGGATTTAAATGATGCAAAAACAAAACACGAATCGTTACTATATCAGAAAGAACTTTTCGATCGCGCTACATCTTTATTGAAAGATGGTGGTATCAAAGCCAAGATCATTCGACAATATGTGCCAATCATTAACAAATTGATGAACAAATATTTGGCAGCAATGGAGTTCTTTGTACAATTCGAGTTAGATGATCAATTTAATGAGAAGATCAAGTCCAGATTTCGTGATGAGTTTACGTACGATTCTTTTAGTGAAGGAGAGAAGATGCGTATTGACTTATCACTCCTTTTTACATGGAGAGCAGTGGCTAAGCTACGCAATTCTACGACCACCAATTTATTGATTATGGACGAGGTGTTTGATAGCTCGCTTGATACTACAGGTACCGATGAGTTTATGAAACTCATTACTCAATTAACACAAGACACCAATGTCTTTGTTATCAGTCATAAGGGTGATCAACTCTTTGACAAATTCCATAGTAATATTCGCTTTGAGAAAGTGAAGAATTTTTCACAAATAGCAGCATAGGTATAATATAATGTTTAAGATCTATACAAAAACACACAGCCACGACAACTGGAATGTAGTCATCGATGTTAAAAAAAGTAAAACACAAATTGTCGAACGTATATTTGCAAATCAAGAAGAAGTTGATGGTTTTATCAGAGTAGCTCTTAAAGGTAAACCAGAAGAACATATTAAAGTGGAGTCGTTTGATGGCGAAGAATGATAAGTGGAACGGTGAAGCAGATCCAATCGGAGATGTAGTATTCGAAAGAATTATGCAACTATATAATGGTGAAAGAGTTGAAAAACCTTTACATTATCCCTCGATTGATGTAGAATGGTTAATTAAGGATATGAGAAGTATATGTGAACAGTGTTGGTTTCTAGACATTTCACTAAAACAGCTCATGGATATGGTATATGATGAAATCGCAGGTATAAAAGATGAGTAAAGATTGGGCAAGTGATATCGCATCCATGCATGATAAGTATGGTGTCCGCGAGTGGGTAAAGAATAATCCTGAGAAGTTGAAAGAGTTTCTCGCATTTCGTTTGAAGTTTGTACAAGAAGAATTCCAAGAAACATTGGAAGCTGCAGTCAATAATGATCCAGAAGAGCTGGTAGATGGTCTGATCGATCTTTGTGTTGTTGCAATAGGTACCCTTGATGCATTTGGTATCGATGCTCACAAAGCTTGGGATGTGGTCTATGCAGCTAATATGGCCAAAGAGATTGGTGTTAAAGAATCTCGGCCGAATCCACTTGGTCTACCAGATCTAGTCAAGCCAGAAGGATGGCAAACACCATCACATGCCGGCAATCATGGTATCTGGGAAGAGATGGCCAAGTCTGAATAAAGCATGTACATGTGTCTCGTTTTATAGTAGAATATAATCTTCACACACAGGAAATATATTATGAATTATCAAATTGCTTATCAGGAACTCGGCGCCACTAAATTTTTACGTACTCATGGTCGCGATGTAGTAGAAATCCTAGGACATAATGTTACTGTAAATAAAATCAATCGGTTTTTAGGTTCTCGTGGTAGTAATGTCTCGGATTTCTTTTGGCGAAATCGAAATCGATTGCACATCTATGGCATGTCTGTCGTCCAAGTAAATGAGAAATGCCGAATTAAAATTAATGCTATTGGCCCCCGCGGCAACGTATTAAATTTTGTTGAAAATACTAATAAGCAACCTAATAAATTGGAGCCAGAAATGAAAGAATCTCTTAAGGTTCTGCAAGAATGTGCTGAAGTACAAGTTAAAAAGTCAAACGACTATCAAAATGAATTCTCCCGCATTCGTCAAGCAGATTACTATCCTCGTGGTATCGCAACCATTACAGATCTAATCTATGCTAAAGTTCTTCGTATGCAATCAGTCATTGAAGCTAGTGAACGAGATCCTAACTATGAACCGAACTTCGAATCAATCGAAGATTCAGCTAAAGATCTAATCAACTATGCATCTTTTGTTGTTGCATATATGCGTGGTAAGATGGATGGACAAGAATCTAACCGTGACTTTCTTAATAGGATCGTAAATGATTCAGAATAAAGTAGAAGACATTCGTTGTTACTTTAAACAAGCTCTTCACGAGAAACGTTTCACCACAGATAAGACTGGTCAAAAGACTATAGAACTTATTGGTGCTTCATTTCTCGCTGACGAGCCATCTATCTTTGGTAAACCGAATCAAAAATATATCAAGGCCGAAATCCAGTGGTATATGTCTCAGTCTACCAATATTAATGACATATATAGTAGAGATCGTAAACCACCAGAAGCATGGCAATATAGTGCTGATGCAAATGGTGAAATCAATTCTAATTACGGCTATCTCATTTATAACGAACGCTTTGGTAATCAATATAAGCAAGTTCGTGATGAGATGATGAAGAATCCATACGGTCGCCGTGGTACTATGATCTACAATCGACCATCAATATGGCACGAGTACAACGAGGGTGGCAAGTCAGACTTTATTTGTACCAATGCTGTAAGCTACTATCTTCGAGATCATAAGCTACATGCAGTGGTTCAGATGCGCTCTAATGATGTAGTCTTTGGTTATAAGAATGACTATGCATGGCAACGATTTGTACTTGAAAATCTTGCATATGATATTAGCCTACCACAACACGATGTTGGTGTTGGTACAATCACGTGGCAAGTACAAAATCTTCACGTATATGAACGACACTTTGATTTGGTAGAATGAGAGTAGGATTTACTGCTTCAGCATTTGATCTATTACACGCCGGACATGTCTCAATGCTAAGAGAGGCAAAGACACAGTGTGACTATTTGATTTGTGGTTTACAAGTAGATCCTGGTCTCGATCGATTAGAGAAAAACAAACCAATACAAACTTTACCGGAAAGATATATACAATTGTCAGCTGTAAAATATGTTGATGAGATTATACCTTATGAAACAGAAATTGATTTGAAGGATATCTTAGAAACATTAAAAATCGATGTACGTATTCTTGGTGACGAGTATCGTAATCTAGATTTTACTGGCAAAGAGATATGCCAACAACGTGGCATTGAATTATATTTCAATCAACGAGATCATAGGTTTTCAACAAGTGATCTAAGAAAAAGAGTAACGTTATGTACGGAGTCTTAATTGGTATTATACTTGCACTTGGTGGTGCAGGTTATTGGTACTATGATACAACACAGGCCGAACTTATATATTTAAAAACACATAATGCTGCACTCGAGTCTGCAATTGAAACTCAAAAGGAAACATTGAATCAAATGCAAGAAGCAGCTGAACTTCAAAGTAAATCTATCAATGAGTTGACGGTTGCCAATCAACAAGCAGAACAAGAGATGAATCGCTATCTCAGTATCTTTGCTCGTCATGATCTAACGAGGCTCGCGGCTGCTAAGCCAGGACTAATTGAAACAAGAGTAAACAGAGGAACGAAAGATGTATTCGACAGCATTGAAAATGCTTCTCGTGCTATCGATCTCCTTGACGACGGGGTGCAGCTTTCTGCGAACTCCGGAGCCGGAGGTAGTGATACAAACGAAAGTAGTACGAGTGCCGATAACACAACCGATTCTACCTCGGGAAATTGAACTTCGTGATCCTCAGTTCTATGTCGTATCGGCAAAGAATTTAGACGAGTTTATTGCGCGAGTAGAAAAAGAGTCAGGACAAGTTGTATTCATCGCGATGAGCGTTGCAGATTACGAATTGATGTCCTATAATATGCAAGAAATCAAACGATATGTACAGCAGATGCAAGATGTGGTAGTATATTATCGTAGGGTAGTTGAAGACAACAATTCGAAAGTAGATGATAACAACAACTAGATATTATGATGAGTTTATAAGGTACTTTAATTTAGCCTCTAAACAACAAGAGCTATGTAATGTATCTAATAAAGAACCTTATGGGATGATCGCACACAAAGATTCGAATCTTGGTGATGATCTCATGGAGAATGTTGAATTGTATGATGTAGTCGAGCGTAAGTATGCTGGCTTCTCACAAATTATTAATGATTGCTTTTATGGATGGACTGAAGATCATCCATATTGGAAAAAGATGGAGGCGGGTGTGTGCACTCGCCAACGAGAGACCGTTGCCAAAGACTGGACCGGTAAACACAACGTATTCTCTCTTCCTGAATGGCTGTATATTTTTATACTCCATCGGGTAACCGGTTCAGCAATTAACTATGCCCAAAAACCATCGGGCTATTATAACACCATACTATTCAATCTACATCAATGTGATACGATTGAAGAAATGGTGCAGCTGGTGAAACACTACCCGGTATCCTTTTATACTTCAGTCGGATACCAGTTCCCAGCATTTCCAAAACCAGTCGGTGACTATCGAAAGGGCGGCGACTATTACCTTGGTGAGTTCGCCCCAAGGCTGGCTCGAGATCTCGCGGACCATTTGACGATGGGTCCTAAAAAGGACCTTCGCGAGATTGGAGAGTTTATGCTGAAGTGGAACGAGGACAACGGCCTTCGACGCTATCAGTTTCAGTACGCAGCAGTAGTGGCTGACGTCGCCGACTGGTTTCCCCAATATGTGAACCGTGAGAGCATGTTCTATTACGGTACAAATGCAGTAGAATGTATTTCATACCTCGCTTTTCCAGAAAAGAGGATGAAGAAAGAGTTGTTCCTTGATGCCGTCATGACAAAAATATATGATGATACAGGAAGTGTACCATATAATGCCGAAGATGTATGTTGTGACTTCATTCGTTATGTTGAGAATTATGTCCGGCCAGGTCCGGATTATGATCATCTAGATTATGATACCCTGTGGTCGTCATGCGGCATCAAGGATCACCCCTATGGCCGCCAGAAGTATATGCTAGATTTGGGTTTGGTAAATACTTTTAATGGCATGAAAAATCATCCATCTGATGACTTCATTTTGAAGAAAAACAATATGACTGCTGAAGAGTATCAACATAATGTAAATGCGAGGCTCCGATACAATGAAAATTTTTGATTTAGAACAACAGATCTTAGATTGTTGGAAAGTAACTGAAGACATTGATTTGGTGACAAAACATTTTGTTGATAGTCCAGAATGGGAAGGCATTGATCCAAAAGTTTGTGATGCGCTGATGAACAAGTATTTTGCTATCAAAGAACTGTATGAATTGAAGTTCAATGAGATGTGGGAATCCTTTGAGACAGTATGTAAAGAATATCATGAGGCAAGAAAAAATGACGCTGACTCACTTTCTAGGTGAACATGATAATGATATTCAATACAATAATATCGCTGAAGTAGATTACAAAAACGGCAAACCAACATCATCGTGGCTAAAAGACTGGTGCCAAGAAGCTCGAACGAATAAGTTCTTCGAGTTTTGTCGTGCCTATGACGAGCGTAAAGACTTCCTGCTCAAGAATAACTATCAACAGTTCTCACATCGTTTGCACTGGCATGAGTGCCCGTTTGTCGAGGAAATGGCACAATTAAAAGATCGTGCCAAATTAATCGAAGGATGTGTCCTGTTTTCTTTTAGCAACGAGCATTGGCAAACATTTAGAGCATGGAAAGATCATGGCTATGATGGCATGAAGGTACGGTTCTCGAATTATCGGCATGCACGTTCTGATCTCTTTCAGATCTATTATCCAAAAGATACCAAAGTCAAAGATTGGTTGATTGAAACACCAGCTCGTGTAGCAATTGAACTAGATGCGATGTTTGATGGCATGAAACGACCAATGACGATGATGGAGTTCGCCAAGAAGATGAATATCATCATGGTACGCGATTTTGGTTTTCGTAATGCCATGTATCCGTCAAAGAATGCAGCACGCCATGTTGCAATGAGTCATCCTGAATGGGTTGATCCTGACTCATTCTTACATGGCGGAACGGGATACTTCGATGGTTTATCACAAATCTTTGACTGTCCACATCTCATGTCAAAATCAAAGTATGAGATCGATGAGAATGGTGAATACGTACCAATGAATAAGTGGGCAGAGATGCAGGTCCAACACATGGACTATCTAAAGAATCATCCTAGCAATCCGATTCATACACATCAGTATCTCAACTTAGAAGACAAATTGTGTATGCATTATAAATTTATGTCGATGAAACTTGGTTCCAAAAAACAGACAAAAATGATACCATATAACTGGGTGTATCCAGACAATTGGTCACTAAAAACAAATAGGTACGATCGTGTCACACAATAATCATGTAATCGATGGCGTTAATAAAGACGTAGGAGTTTTTGGCTATGAAGCAGCAAGAGAATATTATCTATCTTTGTGCGAAGGATGGGAACCGTACAACCCCGAACCGGTTGTACGAGAACACGATGGCATTCGAGTCGTACGAGATGACCTTATCGTGGGGACAAAAGCGAGAGCTGGAGATCTCCTTGCAAGTCGATGCCCCTCAGACACAATTGTATACTGTCAACCTCGCACCGGACTCGCCGGAGTTTCCATATTGGACTGTGCAAAACGATATAATAAAGACGTAATACTATTCATGCCATCGTCTCAGCGCGTCTCTTTACATCAGGCATGCTGCATTGAACGTGGCGCTAAACCTATCTTTAAACGTATCGCCGCTATGCCAAATTTAAACAAAGCAGCTAAAGAATATGCAGAGAAACACGGATACTTTTTTGTCCCACTCGGACTTAGACATGAATTGGCGACTGCAGCTATAGTACACACTGCTATACAAATACCAGAACCTGAAGAAGTATATGTGGCTACATCGACAGGTGTACTTAGTAGGGCATTGCAAATCGCGTGGCCAAGAGCTAAGTTTACGAGTATCGCAGTGGCGAGGAATCTTAAAGCCGGAGAATTAGGAAGAGCAGATGTCATATCAGAACCACTCGCTTTTACAGCATCTGAAAAGAAACAAAATTTACCTCCATTTCCTTCGATTGATACGTACGATGGAAAAGTCTGGAAGTACATTCCAAAAAACACGGGTCGGGATATTCTGTTTTGGAATGTTGGTACTGAACCTAGTTTACAAGACCATAACATATATGATAGAATAGATTCATATCGCGATTGGGAGAAAAAAGATGTTGCGTAGTGGTTTAGTAGCTACACCGTTTATTACTATTTCACGCCAAATGACCAGCCATCGTGCTGCTCAAGGTGTAATATATGCAGATCAACTTTCTGAGGCCAATATTGGTACAATTAAAGTAAACATGACAGGTGATCAGTATGTCTCCGATTTTTGTGATTTCGATGATCTTTATGTGTATCATGGTAATGATTGGTCTGGTAACGTTAATCTCTTTGGCGGCCTCAAAAACTTCCCATATATTGAGAATTTTGTCAATTTCTCTCGTTTCGACGGCCGTGTGTATAGCCTTGTGGTCGACATGCCTGACTATTATGGTATCATGAAAGAAAAGTTTGATAAAGCCAGAGAGAAAGGACAAGAATGGAATACTTTATGGGATGGCATTGATTGGGATAATCTGAAGCGCATGTGTGAAACTGCAGTGACAATCAATCCTAATGATCTACGACATTATCCTCGCATGGCAATTGGTGACAGCCATGCCATTTGTATGTACCGACCAGGCTGGTCAAATCTATCAGTGCCATTTAAAACACTACACGGCGCATTAAAAGAAGGTCTTGAATCTTTTATTCCGAAAGATAGATGTTTTACTGATCTAGAATTTTATTTTGGCAACATTGATGTTCGTCATCATCTTTGTAGACAAGATGATCCAATTCTTGCTACTAAACAACTTGTTGCTCGTTATATGGAACAAGCACATGCCATATCACAAAAATATAGTTGCCGTGTCAAGATCTATGAACTCTTGCCTATCGAAGACGAATCACGATCGATTCCAAAAACTGGTTGGTATAAAGGCACTCCATTTTATGGCTCGCGCCAAGAGAGAAATGATATTCGTAAGTTGTTTAAAAATGAAGTAATGAAGCGTTGTACTGATGAAGTTCAGATATATGAATGGGTTGGCGAAATGATTAATTCAAAAGGCGAACTTGGTTTTGAATACATGGAGAAACCACAGTCGGTGCACTTATCTAGACGCTGGTATCCACATTGGCAAGGATATGAGTGGAGTCATGCTCCGTATATTGAATATATACCTACAGCAGAACGTGAACAATTAACGCTTGAGGATTTCTTTTCGTAATGAAGCATGCAACTATTATACCACTGATCGGAGGTGAAGTACTTGCCTCTGAGCAAGTCTTTGGTCATCGACCAGATTATATCTTATCTTATAATGCTTTTCAGGCAAATGAAGAACATCTACTAAATTATTGGAATCATGAGGTACCGTACTACGTTCTAGATGAAGGAGATCGCCATCCGCACTCAGTAGACGTAGTGTCCAGTGTATGTCCTTGTGCTGGCTTGTCATTGTTCAGTACGCGTTATGGAGAGGACAACAAAAACAATCGTTGGATGATTGAAACGGCTAAGTATGTTCTTGGCGAGATCAAGCCTCTTGTATTTTGGGGAGAGAATGCCCCAACTTTCACGGGTAAAATCGGTGAACCTATTCGAAACCAATTGATTCAAATTGGTAAGGAGAATGGCTATGTCATGTCGATGTATAAAACGAAAAGTCTGTTACACGGTATACCACAAACGCGCGAGCGAACATTCTACTTCTTTTGGAAAGGTACACAAGTTCCGGTATTTGACTACTATCGAAGAGAAATGCAAACTATCGAGGACCTTATCCTCTCCGTCGAGCGCGATCCTAATGATCCGATGTCCGAATGCATAAATCGAAACAAACCAACCGACAATCCATTTTACAAATATATTTTGGAGGAGATTCATGGCGGTATTAGCCATCGCGACCACTTTGACCTTATCGATATCACTGATCCTAAAACACCGAATTACTTGGACGTCTATAGCCTTATTGAGTCTCATAAGCATGATTACGCTCGCGTTGCTAAATGGTTAGAGGAACGTCAATATCATCGTGAATCACAGCGTGCATTGCGAATGTATGATAAGCTAGAATCTGGTGGTAATATTATGCGCAGAGGTACTTTGTTGCCTAAAGGTCATATTGGATCTTTTGTAGGTCACTATCCACAAATGCTAACTCATCCTCATGAAGATCGATATATAACCTTTAGAGAGGCGATGACAATTATGGGTATGCCAAGTGACTATCAGCTTCTTAATCCGAAAGGTAGCTTCAATCATATATGTCAGAATGTTCCGTTTCAAACTGCAGCTGATATGGCAACCGAAGTAAAAGCTGTATTAAATGGAGAACGAGAATTGATTGACGCGCGCGTATCATTACAACATAATACATCAAAAAAATTAGAAATTTTAGATAGAGAAGTATCTACACTAGATGCATTTTTATAGTGTACAAATATTTTAAAACAGTGTAGAATAGAACTTTTAGTGAGGTTAAACTATGGAACTTAATATTCCAGTACAAGAGTTACAAAAATATAAAATCTTTTTGGCGACACCAATGTATGGTGCACAATGTTCTGGAATGTATGCTAGATCGTTGGCTGAATTGACAACAACATGTCAGCGATATGGCATTCCATTACAATTTTATTTTCTATTCAATGAATCGTTAATTACACGAGCACGTAATTATTGTGTAGATGAATTTATGCGATCTGATTGTACACATCTTATGTTCATTGATTCAGATATTCATTTTAAGGCACATGATGTAGTATCTCTATTAGGAATGATGCATCAATATCCTGAGATGGATGTATGCTGTGCTCCTTATCCGAAGAAAACAATTGCGTGGGAAAAAATTAGTGAAGCAGTAAAACAAGGTGTAGCTGATGAGAATCCAAATGTTCTAGAAAACTTTGTTGGTGATTATGTCTTCAATCCTATTAGACAAAAAAATGGTGAAAATTATATTAAACTAACTCAACCTGCAGAAGTAGCTGAGGGTGGTACAGGCTTCATGATGATCAAGAAGTCAACCTTTGAAAAATATAAAGAAACATATCCTCAATTCATGTATCGTCCTGATCATGTTCGAACAGCAAACTTTGATGGAAGTACTGAGATCATGGCATACTTCGATGCTCTCATTGATGATAAGTCACAAAATCTTGTACCTGAAATCAAAGCATTCTTTAAAAAGAATCCAAATGCAAAAAATAGAGATGTCATCAACTTTATTGAAGATAAGAAAAATGGCATCGATCAAAAGTCATATTCGAATAGATACCTGTCCGAAGATTACATGTTTTGTTATAATGTAAGACGTGCTGGTATGAAAGTATTCATGTGTCCTTGGATGGAACTCAAACATATGGGCGCATACGTATTTGGTGGTTCATTGGCAGCTATTGCATCTATTGGTGCAGCGGCTACAGCTGATCCCTCTAAACTTGGTGAAAAGAAAAAATAGGAAACTATACTATGAAACTTAATGCTCGATCTGTACAGGTCTTGAAAAACTTCTCAACAATTAATCCTTCGATTCAATTTCGCGAAGGTAATGCGTTGAAAACAATCTCGCCTAATAAGACTATCATGGCAAAAGCAAATCTCGAGGATAATATTCCTCAGGACTTTGCAATCTATGATTTGTCTAGATTTCTTGGTGTATCATCTTTGTTTGCAGATCCGGACTTTCAACTTGAAGATCGTACTGTAGTGATTACATCACCGGGTCGTAAGGTAAATTACACCTTTGCAGATCCTAACACTATTGTTGCACCACCTAACAAAGATATCGATATTGGTGACGCTGATGTATCATTTGAACTCAATCAAGAAAACTTCGCCGAAATTATGAAAGCTCTTGGTGTAATGTCATTTCCTGAGTTGGTGGTTGCTGGTGAAGATGGTCGTATTATTTTACGAGCCACTGATACTAAGAATCCAAGTTCAGACAAATATGATATTGAAGTTGGTGAGACTGATCGAACATTCACCGCAGTATTCAAGACAGAAAATGTCAAGATCTTACCAGATAATTATCGTGTAAGTTTGTCATCGCGTGGCATCTCACACTTCGCTTCAGACGATGTTGAATACTGGATCTCAATTGAATCCAACTCAACATTCGACTAAACAGATTGCCGCTATAGCTCAGCAGGTAGAGCAACTGATTTGTAATCAGTAGGTCCCGAGTTCGATTCTTGGTGGCGGCACCAAATTGGAGTAAATTATGGAAATGCTAGGTATATTGCTCTTTTTATTAGTAGGCATTTGCGGTTGCATATATCCATTTTTAGATAATGAAAGTTAATTCCACGATAGCTCAGCAGGCAGAGCAAGTGACTGTTAATCACTGGGTCCCTGGTTCGATCCCAGGTCGTGGAGCCAAATTAAGGAAATATTATGTATATGTGGCAAGGAATAGAAGTAACAGGATCAGTTGAATCTGAGTACGTGTCATCAACTGGAACGCGATATTTCATTAAACTAACTGAACCTGTACCAGATGAATTCGTACAGGATAGACAAGGTCACGATTGGCCTATTAAAGGATCTATTATCCTTGTAGATTAAGGAGTGTACCATGGGTACGAAAAGGAGTTACAAACCGGAGGCAGTAGATAAGCTACGAGGATCAGTACAAATTGATCATACACTCGCGAGGCTTGGAGCAAGGAAGCTGAGACAACTATTCGAAGAAAACGAATATATTAACACATTTGGTGCATACAATGGGCAACAAGCTGTACAACATGTCAAGGCAGGATTAAAAGCAATCTATTGTTCTGGTTGGCAGGTAGCAGCATCTCAGAACTCGGCCGGCGAAGTATATCCGGATCAATCCTTGTATCCTGTAAACTCTGTACCTGATGTTGTTCGAAATATTAATAATGCGTTTAGGCGACAAGATCAAATTGATGTATTAAATGGTGGAGATGGTTTTGATTTTGCACCTATTATCGCAGATGCAGAAGCTGGATTTGGAGGAGTACTAAACGCATATGAACTGGCACGAAATCTCATTGAAGCCGGTGCTGCAGCTGTGCATTTCGAAGATCAGCTCGCTTCTGAAAAGAAATGCGGACACCTCGGTGGTAAAGTACTTATTCCGACTAGCAGTGCTGTTCGTAATCTTAACGCCGCTCGACTTGCTTCTGATGTGGCTGGTACTGACACAGTCATCATTGCCAGAACAGATGCAGAATCTGCTAAACTCCTTTCATCTGACGTAGATGCAATGGATAACAAATATATCAAGAGATATGGTGGTCAAGGATCCGCTACAATGCGATCTCGTACATCAGAAGGTTTCTTTGAAATTAATGGCGGTTTAGATTTTTGTATAGAACGAGGTCAGAGATATGCAGAGTACGCTGACCTGATATGGTGTGAAACCTCGAAGCCTTGTCTTAAGGAAGCAAAAAGATTTGCTGACGGCGTACGTGGCGCATATCCTGATCAAATGCTAGCATATAATTGTTCGCCTTCTTTTAATTGGAAGAAAGCAATTCCAAATGATCAAGAACTTGCAGAGTTTCAACGTGAGTTAGGTAAGTTAGGATTTAAGTTTCAGTTTATTACATTAGCTGGCTTTCATGCAACAAACTATGCTGTTTTTGACTTCGCTCGACGATATAAAGAAGATGGTATGTTTGCCTATTCATTATTGCAAGAAGATGAGTTTAACAGTGAAATCTTTGGATATACTTCAACCAAACACCAACAAGAAGTTGGAGTCGGATACTTTGATGCAATATCTAACGTGCTTGGTTCTTCGTCAACGGCTGCACTCAAAGGTTCCACAGAAGAAGAACAGTTTTAATGGATTTGATTAAGAGCAAGTTTGACATTAAGGGTTGGACTCTCTTAACAAATTTTTTGACACCAGAAGAACACGAATATTATCTCGATATATGTGATCATATTCTTCTTAATAGAATTCAGCCGTCATATAAATGGGCGCTCAACTCAAATGGTACTATAAACAAATTACACGGTGCTTGTGAGACCGTCCCTGCATTTCGAAAATTGGCCAGTCATCCATCTTTGATTCGTCAGGCTAAAAGCTTATTGCCATTTGAAGAAGAAATGGATATCTATATCAGTAAGTTCTTCCCTATGCAGCCAAAAGCAATTTCTACTTTGATGCATCAAGATAATTATTTTTTTCGTGGAGATCCTCAAAAAATATTATCATGTGCTGTATATCTTCAAAATACATCAACAGAAAACGGATGTCTGCGTGTTGTTGAAGGTAGTCATTTGAGAGGTATATTTCCTCATAATATTGATGAGGAAGGAATTGCTCAGTGGATCGACCAGCGAGAACTTACAGATTATAAAATAATAGAACTTAATTTAAAAGCACCTTATGCTGTATTTTTTAACATAAATCTAGTGCACGGCTGCAGTATGAATATGACTGATTCAACTCGATACAGTTTAGCATGGGAATATGTAAATAAAACCGACAATAATTTGACGGTTTCCGCTGAAAAATGGTGTGATAGAATTTCTGTCTTATAAATAAACACGTGATCTGAGTTTCCCCATTACTATGTCTTTGTAATTAAATTTGCAAGGAGTAAGTATGTCTGAAGAAGTAAAACAAGAAAAGTTTCATCCAGCCGATACAAACGGTGATGGAAAAGTAAGCAAAGAAGAAGAAGCAATGTATCTTGAGTTTCGCAGAAAGGAACTCGAAGATGCAGATGCTATGCGCGATGCTCAGCGATCTATGGCTTGGTTCTCGTTGTGGGGTATGTTATTATATCCTGTGCTTGTAGTCGGCGCCAATGTTGGTGGGTTAGAACAAGGAGCTAAAATACTAGGTGATATGGCGGGTGTATATTTCATCGCCGTAGCTGGTATTGTAGCAGCGTTCTTTGGCGCCCAAGCATGGAGCGGAAAAAAATAAATGGATAATAATTTAGAAGTTAGCGAAGACTCATCAATCACTATTCCAATTCGTAATTTACTTGCGATTGGATTTGCAATTGTTTGTGTTGTAGTCGGCTACTTTGAGGTAACAAATCGTATTGATGTACTCGAACGCGAAAATATTCTGTTGAGACAAGAAGTTAATATGAATTCAGAATTTCGTGTAAAGTGGCCGCGTGGTGAATTAGGTAGCTTACCTGATGATTTAATGCAAAACGCTGCAATACATTCGATTGAGAAACAAATGGTTGA